CTTGGTAAATACGAAGAAGCCCATTGGACCAGGAAGCGTGTTCAGGCTGCTTCGCTTGGCTGGATCACATCCCCAGAAGGAGACTTGCCTGGTGATGCCACTGTAAACGGCCAACGGTTGTTCGATACCGAACCCGGCTCTTACAACATGCTGGACCCAGGGCAGCAGGTTATCCCGCCTGACTTTGGTCCAGATGATGGACAATACGATCATGTTGTCAGGAATCTACTGCGTCGGTTTGCCGCCGGATTTGGCTGTTCTTATGAAACCTTAAGTCGTGACTTTTCTGAAACAAACTACAGCAGTAGTCGGCTGTCTATTTTAGAGGATCGCGACCACTGGCGACTGTTGCAGTCAATGATGGTGCAGCAGATACACCAGCGCATTTACGAAAACTGGTTTGACGCTGCAATGCTTAGCGGTGAGCTGCCGGTGCAGACGTTTAGCGATTACTGGGTCAGCCCTGATCGTTACCTGACACCCCGCTGGCAGGCCCGCACTTGGGCATGGGTTGATCCTGGTAAGGAGTTGGATGCGATCAAGACGGCGCGCGAACTGATGATGGACACCGAGGAAAATCAAATCCAGGATTATTCCGGCGAGCAGTTTGATGAAGTAATGGCGCAGATTAGAAAAGAGCAGGACAAACGGAAGACTCTAGGTCTTCCAAGTTCACTAGCCTCTGATGTAGTCACGCCTTGAGTTATGCCAGCCCGTCGCGCACGCGCCAAGGCGGCCGAGCCCCAGACGCGAGCCGATTTTGTCGGCCAGCGATTCGAGCGCGAAGCCGTTATCGAGATTCAAAACCGAGCAGAGGATACTGAATCATTTCGATTCTCGTTTAGCTCGGAACAACCTGTCGAGCGGTGGTTTGGCGCTGAGGTGCTTAGCCATGATGCTGACGCTGCAGACTTTTCGCGCCTGAACAACGGCGCTGGTCCCTATCTGTGGAATCACAACCGCGAAGTAGTGCTGGGTCGCGTAGACCGCGCGTGGATTGACAAGGATCGTCGTGGTTACTGCGAGGTGACGTGGAGTCCTGCTACGAAGATTTCCGGTAGCGAGGAGGCCAAGCGCCGCCTGGAGGTTGAGTCTGGAATCGTGCGGAACGTGAGTTTTGCGTATGACATCCAGGATGCCGTTGAGCGCGATGGAAACATCGTCGTCACAAAATGGCAGGCGCTGGAGGTCAGTTCTGTTTCTATTCCGGCGGATCCAAGCGTAGGACTTGACCGATCTGACGACCCTAGCATTCAAGGAGAATCCGTCAATGATGCCGGATCGCCTACTACCTGTTCCGAAGAGATGACCACCGAGACTCCCACCGTGGACCTGGAGGTGGTGCGATCCGAGGCAATCAATGCCGAACGCGATCGTGCCGCAACCATCCGTGCCATGACAGCCAAGTTTGACATGAGCGACCTTGGCGAAGAGCTGATTCGTGGCGGCAAGTCCGTCGCCGAAGCCCAATCCCTCGTACTGGAGCGCGTTGGCTCCCGCAACCCCGAGCCGATCGCCGAAACCGCCGGTGACATTGGCATGAGCGAGCAAGAGGTTCGCGAGTTTCGCTTCCTGCGGGCTCTGAACTACCTCGCCAACCCCAACGATCGCGCTGCCCGTGAAGCGGCATCCTACGAGATCGAAGTTTCCAACGCTGCCCAGAAGCGTTATGGCAAGAGCGTCAATGGCATCACCATCCCAAATGACGTGCTTCGTCGCGACCTGACGGTCGGCGTACCCTCTGCCGGCGGCAACCTTGTCGCTACTGATCTGCTGGTTGGTTCGTTCATCGAGCTGTTCCGTAATCGCCTTGCACTGGCAAATGCCGGCGTGACCGTACTGAACGGCCTGACTGACAATATCGCCATCCCCCGGCAAACCTCTGCCGCTACGGCTTACTGGATTGGAGAGGGTTCCGCCCCGACCGAATCGCAGCAAGCTGTTGATCAAGTCAACATGAGCCCCAAGGGGCTCGCTGCCTTTACCGACTACTCCCGTCGTTTGCTGCTTCAGTCCAGCATCGACGTGGAAAACATGATCCGTAATGATTTTGTGCGGATCATGGCCCTTGAGGCTGATCGTGCTGCTCTGTACGGCACCGGCGGCGCCAATCAACCGCTTGGTCTGCTGAATACCACCGGCATCGGCACTCAAACCATCACTGGCGTGGGAACCTTTGTCGAGTACATCGGCATGGAAACCGACCTCGGCGCCGCCAACGCCGATGCTGGCACGCTGCGCTACATCGTCAACGCCACCACCCGTGGTGGCCTTAAGTCGGTTGAAAAGGCAGCCAACACCGCTCAATTCGTGTATGAGCGGGTCAACGGCCAAGACGAGATCAACGGCTATCCGGTGATTGTGTCCAACCAACTGCTGTCAAACGACTGCGTGTTTGGCGATTTCTCGCAGATGGTTATGGGTTTCTGGTCGGGCCTTGACCTCATGGTCGATCCCTATGCCGGTGCCACCGCAGGCAATGTTCGCATCATCGCGATGCAGGACATGGACATCGCGGTTCGCCAGCCGACCGCCTTCTGCTACGGAACCTGATCATGGCACTCGTTGAAGTCCTGAGGCCATTCATGGTCTCAGGTGAACGGGTTGAGGTTGGTGCCGTCGTTGAGCTTGGCCAGCACGCCGCGAATATGATGATCGCAGCGCACAAGGCCATTCCGGCGACGGCAAAACCGGCACCACAGCCCGAACCAGAGCCTGCCCCCGTCAGGCGCAAGTCCACCACTGCCGCCGAATAACAATGGCTCTCTCTCCTCGTAATCTGGAGAAGCTGGTATTCTTCCCGCTTCATCCAACAGCTTCTGAAGCCTCCACCTTTACTGGCGCTGATACCAACATCGCCGATCTCCAGCAGCTCGATGGTGACATTGTTGTCACTCTCGACGCTGGCGCCGCCGCTGCCTCTGGCACCATGACTGGAGTGATCCAGGATTCTGCCGATGGCAGCACCGATTGGCAGGCCGTCACCGGTGGTGCATTCACCGCTGTTGCTCAAGCCGCCAGCCGCCAGCAACTGGTACTGACCAAAGACAGCCTCCGTCGTTACATTCGTTTCGTCGGCACGATCGCCGCTTCCGGCACGACCGTGTATTCAGTCCAAGGAATCGGCGTTCGCAAGTACGGTTGATGGCTTTTGAGCAGATCGACGATAATCTGCTCTTGGCAGACTTCGGCGTCAGTGTTTCCACTGGCGCCGTTTCTGGCATCGGCGTGCTGGATCAGAACAGCGAGCTGATTCTGCAGGGTCAAGTCGTGATGGTTGACCATGCACTGACTTGCAGAACCGCTTTGTTTGGTAATCTGCAGTACGGCACTTCAATCACGGTAGACGACCAAAACTACAAGGTAATCCATGAACCCTTGCGTTTTGCTGACGGCCGATTCTGTATCATACCTTTAGAAAAGACCTAAAATTACTGCAGATAGTAACTTGCCATGGCGTGGATCGAAGGCGAACCCTGGCCCATAGAGCAAGGTATTGATGCTGTAAAAATCTTTGAGCTGGTTGACGACGAGGGCGATCCGTGGCCTTTCGATAATTGGGACGTAAACGCCACCATTAGTGATCCAGAGTGGGGTACTATATATGCTGTTACAGTCAGCGTTGATTATCAAAATAGCATTATTAACCTTATTCTGCCAGAAAGCATCGTTAACACCTTGCAGCCAGGAAGAAGCTATACATACGATTGTCTTCTGGTCGCCCCTGGTGACACCGTAGCTGACGACTACTTTCTCGCGACTGGACCTGTAACCGTCGCTCTTCGTACTAGCCGAAGGGACGAAGCATGACAATTCCTTCAGTTGTAAAGGTTACCGTTCCGAGCGGCCCTTCGATTGTCCGAGTTTCTACACCTGGCCCCTCCGGTCCCGCTGGTCCGACCGGGCCTGCCGGTGTCGGTGCTGCATGGCAGCAAGGTGCGGGAGCGCCGGCGAGTGGGGTCGGCAGCAATGGCGACTTCTACCTGAACATCACCAACGGCGACATCTACGGGCCAAAAGCCGCCGGGGCCTGGGGTTCGGTCATCTTCAACATTGCCGAGGGGCAGCAGGGCCCGGCTGGCGCCGATGGCCGCACACTGCTGAACGGCACCTCTGCCCCTGGCGCTGGCACCGGCGCCGATGGCGACTTCTTCATCAACACCGCTGCCTCGATCATCTACGGGCCGAAGGCCGCTGGTGTCTGGCCCACCGGTGTCTCGTTGATCGGTCCCGCCGGCGCAACAGGCGCAACCGGTCCGCAGGGTGAGCAAGGCCCGGCTGGTCCGACCGGACCGCAAGGCCCAGCTGGTGCAACGGGCCCACAGGGCCCAAAAGGAGACACGGGCGACCAGGGCCCAACGGGTGCAGTCGGCCCCGCCGGCGCCAAGGGAGATACGGGTGACACGGGGCCGCAGGGCCCGACTGGAGCGACCGGTCCCCAGGGCCCTACTGGGCCAGCAGGAGCAACGGGCCCACAAGGTCCAGCTGGAGCAGCCGGCAGCAGCGCCTATCAGGTAGCTGTCGCCGGCGGCTTCATCGGCACTGAAGCGCAGTGGCTGGCGTCGTTGGTCGGTCCGCAGGGGCCAGCAGGCGCGACTGGTCCTGCTGGGGCAGCAGGGGCCACTG